AAACTATCATTTGATGGCTCAGAAACACTTCTTCTCGAACTAGCAAAAGATAAAGATTCAGAAATAGCTTCTTATAAAAAAGCATTTCGTATATACAAACAAACAGAAAGAGTTAATACTAATCAAAGTGGTGAGGCATACCTTCTTCATTTTGTTTCTGATGAACTAATGTTTTCTGACCAACAACGAGTGACACAAAGTTATACAGGAAAATATTCAGACATTGTAGCATCTATTATGTTTGATTATCTACAAGTACCAGCAAACCAATTAGGTGGAATTTTATCAGATTCAAATGGTCTAAGAAAAGTTGTTATACCTAATTTGAGACCTTTAGAGGCCATAGAATGGTGTTCTAAACGCTCTGTTGATAATTTTAGTTCACCAAATTATGTTTTCTTTCAAAATGTATCTGGTTATAATTTTGTAGGATTGTCTGATTTATTAACAATGCCGGCAGTATTAAATGTTAGATTTCAAGCTAAGAATATGGAAGGCCAAGATAAATTTTCTGAATTATCTGGCGCTAGAAGTTTTGAAGTAGTTGCACAAAATGATTCAATGGAAAAAACAAGAAGTGGTATTAATGCTGGTAAGTTTATTGGATTTGACCCAATGACTAGAATTGTGTCTACAAGAGGAATAAGTTTTCTTGATGTATATGCAACAATGAAACATGGAAATAAAATGCCTAATGTGACAGACATGAAAAATAAATCTGGCCAAAGTAATATGGAAGCATTTGATTCAAAGAAATCATTAAGTATGTTTGGTACTGGTAGAAAATATAGTGAATATATTAAAGCAAATGACCCTGAGTCACTTACATATATTGAACCATATGAAGACTTAGTGTTTCAAAGAAAATCTATCATGAAACAATTAATGTCTAAACGACTAAGGTTTGTTATGCCTGGTAATTTTCAGTTGTCTTCAGGATATAATGTTGATGTTAAAATTCCAGAACTTGCAATCAAAGAAGATGGCGTAGAGTCAGATGATTTATCACTAAACGGTAAACATCTGATTGTAGCATCAAGGCATATTATATCATTTGATAAACACGAAACTATTATTGAGGTAGCATCTACATCGACTAATAAAGAACAAGTATTTACTAGTAGTCCAAATCAATCAGATGCAGTGGAAAATTATTAATTATGGAAAATGAAGACAAAAAAGACTTTGCTGGTAAGAATGGATTTACTTGGTGGGTTGGTTTTATTGAAGATAGAAAAGACCCACTCAAACTAGGTAGATGTAAAGTGAGATGTGTTGGTTGGCATGCTGACGATAAGATGCGATTGCCTACTAAAGATTTGCCTTGGGCAATGCCATCACTTCCAGTAAATAATAATACCACTTACACTTCTAAAGAAGGCGATATGGTATTTGGGTTTTTTGTTGATGGTGAAAATGCACAAGAACTAGTTATGTTAGGAGTTATGCCTGGTATTCCATTGAGAGCTGCAGATAATCAATCAGCTTTTAATGACCCACGAACAGATGAAGAACTAGTATTGGCACCTAGGCCTCCAAAAACAAAGACATACAATACTGATGGAACAGGAATTGTTGTTACAGAAGAACCTCAAGCTAATTTAAATCCATTAATTCTTGATGAACCAACAACATCACGAATTGCTAGAAATGATACTGATACAATATCTAAAACTTTTATCCAAGAGAGAAAAGATAATGTTGTAAAAGATGTACCAACATTTAATTCAACTTGGTCTGAACCAGAAACAAAATATAATACAAAATATCCATATAATCATGTAACACAAACAGAGTCTGGTCATGTATTTGAAATTGACGATACACCAGGAGCAGAAAGATTACAAAAAGCACATCGTAATGGTTCTTTTGAGGAACTATATCCAGATGGCGACAAAGTAACTAAAGTTACAAAAGATAACTATGAAATAGTAATGGGCGATGAGAGTGTTTATATCATGGGTAAATGTAACATCACTGTTCAAGGTGATGCAGAGATTTATGTAAAGAATAATATGTATGCGAAGATAGATGGTAATGTAGAAGTTGATGTTAAAGGTAACTACAATGAGAAAGTTGCTGGAACCTATAATGTAACTTCAAGTGGTAATATGGATTATGTTGCACCTAGTTCGACAGATAATTCGGTAATCGTAAAACTGCCAAATATACCAATTGGTGACCCTAAAGTTTATGGCCAATTATTTCGAACTGCTGGAGGTAGCAACAACTCTGTCCAAATTAGTACTGGTTCATAATTAATTTTTCTGGAGGTTGATATAAATAGAACATGGCTACTGTAACTATAAAAACAAATAGAACTTTCTCAGATTTAGATTTGAACTTCAAACTACATCCAGTTAAGAAAGATATTAATATACATCTTAATGAATTGGCGATTACCAATTCTATTAAAAATCTTGTATTGACAAATCACTACGAGAGACCATTTCAACCAGAGGTTGGAAGTAATATTCGTAGATTGTTGTTTGATAATTTAGATGCAATCACAGCAGCAAACATAGAACGAGAACTTGAAGAAACAATAAACAACTTTGAACCTCGAGCAAAAGTACATAAGGTAACAGCAATTGCTGCTCCTGACCAAAATGGATATAAATTGAAACTTGAATTTTTTGTATTAAACAATGCAAGTCCTATCACAATAAACTTCTTTTTAGAGAGAGTTAGATAAACATGGCTTCAGATAGATTAAAAATAACGGAGCTAGACTTCGACACGATTAAGGCGAATTTACAAACCTACTTAAATGCACAAACAGCCTTTACTGATTACGACTTTACCGGTTCAGGATTATCAACACTTCTAGATATTCTAGCATATAATACACATTACAATGCTTACTATTTAAATATGGTTGCTAACGAGGCGTTTTTAGATACCTCAATATTAAGAGATTCTGCAGTATCACATGCCAAGACTTTAGGTTATACTCCATTTTCTACACGCTCTTCAGTTGCAACAATTAACTTCAGAGCTAATTCATCATCAGCTACTGCAGGCACATTAACATTACCTGCTGGGTTTTCATTCTTATCTGAACAGATAGACAACAAAGCTTATAACTTTATTGTATTGAATGATACAACTGTTACAAAAGCAGATAATTCATATCTAATAGAAGACCTTTCATTATTTGAAGGGCAATATGTAACTTATGTGTTTACTCATAATTCTGCAACTAATCCAAAATCAATATTTGTGTTACCTGATAGTAGCGTAGACACAACAACTCTTTCAGTTTCAGTACAACAATCAGCTTCTAATACTTCAACAACTGTTTATAATAAAGTTACAGAAGTTTTAGATATTGGACCAGCATCAGAAGTTTTCTTCTTACAAGAAGAGAAGAATGGTAAATATGAAATTTACTTTGGTAATGGCGTAGTTGGTAAAGCGTTACCTGATGGCGCTGTTGTTAAAGCTAATTATGTTGTAACTAATGGAGCTGCAGTTAATAAAGCAAATAACTTTGTGGCTACTTCATCTGTCTCCGATTCATTGAGTGAATCATTAAATACCTTTGTAATATCTCCAATCAGTGCGGCTGCTGGTGGAGCAGAAAGAGAAACTGTTGATGCTATTAAATATTCAGCTGCAGCTCAATTCTCATCACAGAATCGGTTAGTTTCATTTAAAGATTATGAATCATATATTACTAATAATTATCCAGACATATCATCTATATCAGTTTGGGGTGGAGAAGATAATGACCCACCAGTTTATGGTAAAGTATTTGTTTCATTAAAACCAAAAGCAAATTATTATATTTCAGAGACAGAAAAGGCAAGAATTATTAATGAAATAATTAATCCAAAAGCTATCGTTGCAGTCTCAGCTCAAATATTAGACCCACAATTTCTATATCTAATGGTTGAAGCTGACATAGAATATACTGCTACAAAAACAACACTATCTGAAGATGCATTAAAATTATTAATTAGAAATGCAGTGGTTAATTATAAGAATGTTAATCTAGATAAATTTGATGCTAAGTTTATTAGGTCAAAACTTGAAACTGATATTGACAATGTTCAAAAAAATGCAATCGTTGGTTGTGAAACACTAGTTCGTGCTCAGAAGAGATTTACTCCAACTGTTGGGTCTGCTTTAAGTTATGAAATTGATTTTGATATTCCTCTACAGCGTGGCACACTTACTAATCGTTTAACTTCAACAGAGTTTAATGTATTAGATTCTACTGCTACTACACGCTCAGTTATTCTAGAAGAAATAGCACAATCATTCTCAGGCGTTTCTTCAATTAGTATAACAAATCCTGGTACAGGATATACAACAACACCAACAGTAACAATTACTGGTGATGGTACAGGCGCTACCGCAGAAGCAGTTGTTGTTAATGGCGTAGTACAATCTATTTCAATAATAAATCGTGGTATTGATTACACAAGGTCAATTGTAACAATCACAGGTGGTGGTGGTTTTGGTGCTACAGGCACAGGAGTGATTGATGCAAAAACTGGATTATTAAGAACTATCTATTACGATGCTAATGCAGAAAGACAAATTGTAGATGCGACTGCTGGTGAAATTAATTACGAGACAGGTCGTATTAACATAAATGAAATTAATATTACTGCCGTATCATCTACTGATGATATAATAAGATTGACTATTGAATCAGAAGATAGTATTATAGAATCATCTAAAAATACAATTATTTCAATTGATACAAATGATGTAACATCGATTGTTACAACACTAACTAAAGCGACCTAATGGCACATCTGAACGACAAAACTTCTTTACTGGTTAACAGACAACTTCCCGAATTTGTTCGTGAAGACTATCCTCTATTCATTACTTTCCTTGAAGCTTATTATGAGTTTCTTGAAACTAAACAAGGCACTCAACTTAATGATTTAACAACTCAATCAAAATCATTACAAAATGTTAATGATGTTGACCATGCAATTGCACAATTTGAGTCTAGTTTCTTTAATTCGTTTGCAACTCTTTTACCTAGAGATATTAAAGTTGATAAAGAGTTTTTAATTAAAAATGTTTTACCTCTTTACCTTGCAAAGGGTAATGAAAAGTCATTTAAACTTCTCTTCAGAATGTTATTCAATGATGAAGTTGATATAGTTCTACCAAAAGATAATATATTAAAAGCATCAGACGGCAAATGGGTTATTGATAATGTTCTTAAAGTTGAAACTGATATAAGAAGCACTTATGTTGGCGATGGAACAACTAAAACATTTATCTTAGCACAAGAGGCTTCAGCTTCACAACTCACTGTTACTGTTAATGGCGTTGCACAAGTTAATGTTACTAATTTCTATATTCGTAAAGAAACTAAAAAAATAATATTCTCAACTGCACCGGCAGTTGGTGTAGAAGTTAAAGTTGTTTATCTTAACTTCGAGGCTTCTATATTAAATAATAGAAAAGTAACAGGTGTGCAATCAGGTGCAACAGCAATTATAGAGCGAGCTACAAAAAGAATTATTACAGATACATTTACTCTTGGTTTCCCTTATCAATTATTCATTAATAGTAAAACTCTGGTTGGCACATTTACTCAAGGTGAACAAGTTACAACAGATGTATTTGATGCTAATGGAAATTTGATTACAATTTCAGCTGATACATTTTCAATCGTAAATAAAATTAATATTATTACTGGCGGCTCATCATATAATGTTGGTGACCAAGTTCCAATTACAGGAGGTGGTGCAACTGTTGGTGCGAGTGCTACCGTTTCTGATGTTATTGAAGGATATATTAATAGAGTTGATGTAACTAATGGAGGTGCCGGATTTGTTTCGGGTGGTGACATATATGTTTCTGGTATTGCACCTTTAATATTAGACCTTGCTATTGGTTCTGTAGACACATCGGGTGTAGCAAATTCAACATCTAACACATACACTGTTAGTAATGATATTATATCCACATATAGTTCCATATTAATAAATGCGGCTGATTATGGTTTTCCATCACCAGTAATTACTAATCAAAATGCAGCTACTTCTATTGTTGATGCATTAACAGAATTAACTTTATCTAATTTAGG